ACTGGAGTTGTGTCTTCACTTTGTCTGCTTACCAAGTTTCCATTGTCGTGTTTGTACAAAAGAGATGGGTAAAGTTCTACCATTGTCCACCACAACACCACCTTTAACACGTATTCGTTCAATAATGTTTCATAGTCACCCGACAACGTGCCACCACTTACATCAGCCTTCAATTTTACGGTCAAATTTGTTCCCAAAAAGTTGGTCAAATACTTATCTTGCGCCAAATAAATAGCAGGTCTGATGAGGTTGGGATCAACTGCATCCGTTAAAGGTGTGAACTTCTTGATGTAGTCTTCATTTATTAAAAGTATCTCTTGTGGTATTGGCATTTTCTTAATTTTTATTTGTTTCCGAATCTTGGATTTGTGGGTAAAAATCCGTTATAAGGCATATCAATAGGTCTGCGTTCAACTAAATAGTTATTGCGAACTTTATACCCAGCCTTTTCAGCTTTTGCCCAAGCCTGCGTGCGCACATTTGGGTTGTTCAAATCCAATCCAAATCCTTTTGCACTTATGTACAATTGCTTTTTCCAAATGTGGTGACAATTACCACCACCTTTATACAACCAACAGCTATAAGTGTCCGCTCCATTTGGTCCCCATCCCGGATTAACTGCCTTATTACCCATTGCTAAAATATCTTCTTTGCGGTATAGCTTGTCAGCTTGTAGCATTTTAGTGCAAAACGGCCTTGACACATCCGTTATCTTTCCGCTATAACGATAACGTGTGTAATACTTTCTTTCGTCAATAGTTTGGTCTTGCTCACTTGTGGCATTTGGCTTAGCCGTTCCCGTACTCACTTGATGAATTTCAACGGCATCAAAGATGTGTGAGATAGCTTCATTTTCGCTGTCATCCTCATCATAATCTACATCGTATTCATCTATCAAAATCCAATCTTCATTGGCATCTTCGCCAAGTTGGATAAGTTCTTCAGCAATCGCATCTAACTCATCATCAGCAACTACTTTTTTTTTTTGAACTACTTGCGTAGGATCAATAACTACGTTGGATAAGTTATCAAAAATCTCACTTATTTGCACATCGGATAGCATCGGGAATGATGCCTTTGTAATTGCCTTTGCTGATGGTATGGTTAACACATTCGCAGTTGTCTGCACAATGATTTCAAGGAGTGATGCAATTTGTGCGCCATTCATTGCTTGGCTTGCAACGTCTACACTCGCAGTAGTTGTTCCTGCATCAGTTACTACCTCATCAGTCAACAAATCATTTTGCACTATGGTACAATTCGCAACAACTCCAAATGATGCTAATAGTGTTTCAGTTGCATCTGTGATAAGTCTTTGAAATGGATCAATAACTTGACGTGAAAAAATGCGTAATGCAGTTTTCATTTCATCAGTATTACTGCCTAATCCACCGCCATCTCTTACACCAAATAACAAAGGTGATGTTACACGATGGCTAACCAAAATGCTTTCAACTGCTTGATCTACAAGTGTGGTGAATTGCTTATCCATATCCGATACTGGGAACGGAGTGAACTCAACGCCTCTATCTCTTTCTTCGTTAAAGAAAGTCAACACTTTACCAGCATTTTCCGCACCTTGAATAGATGCAGTCAACTGATTTTTAATCATATGTTGTTCCTCAAGTGAAGGGATACCGTTGTTGAATGATGCAATAAGTGAAGGAAAGAAACCATTGAGAATCAAGTTCACTTGGTATTCACTCAACTGCCTCATCTTTTCTATCTCATTTATCGCACCCACGTAATCAGGTTTCGGATAGTATTCGCTACCTACCATCATATGATGAACAAATAAAACTTGTTTTGGTAGTGCGTCTTTATGATCCTCATTAAACATTGGAATGTAATTCGGAACATTTTTCTTTTTACGCATATCACTCCAATCCCGACTATACCACACTCCAGTAATGGAATCATCTTCGTCACTACACGCCAAACGACAATTTTCAAAAGGCAAATGATTTACTTGAGCAATGGTACTTCTATCCATTGACCATATTACCTCCCAATAAAAGCCACCGTGTAGCTTCAAATCTAACGCAGTTGCATTGACTATCTTGTCAATTGACAACCTTTTGATTTCGTTAACTGCTTGCGTTGTTGATGCAGTCATTTCACGTCCTGCAATCATGTAACTTATAGAGTTAACGAGCGCACCGTGAATAGGTGACTCGTTATATAATTCAATTAGATATTGAGGAAAGGCATTAGCCTCTCCGTAACTCACCCATCCTTTTCTATCTTCAATTTCAATCGGCGCAATCTTGACGTACTTCGCCATCTCTATTTGAGTTGCTCCAACTCGTTGCTTTATTTCGTCTATCAGATTAGCCATTGTATTCGATGTCATTAGGGATGGTTAGTGATGGTTGGTCAAAGTACTCAGTTAACGTAGTGAATTGAATAAAACCCCTCTTAAGTTCTCCAACCACATCAGCATCAGTAGGATCAAGGTTGCTATTCGAATTTTGACCGTAGATAATATAATTGTAACGGCCTCCTTCAACAATGAGAATGCTGCCATTAACGGCGTCATCTGCATTTGTACTAATTGACAACGTTGTGATTCTCTCATTCGTGCTTATTAGCGTTGGAATAACCGCAAATATTTCTAATGTAATTTCGTTTTGGATAACCAATAGATAATCCGTGAACGAAGATAAAAGCAAAACCCCTTCCTCTAATGAAAGAAGAAGGGTTTGCGAGGCAGTATTTGTTTGCAAGTAATTCATTTACTTACAAAGATAATTAAACGTTGGTAGTTGACACAGTAATTCCTGCGAAGTTATCGAAAGGAATAGATGTGAATGACTCCAATCTATAAGCCTTATTCTTTTCTTCAGCAGTCAATGTGATAGTGTACCCATTCAAGTCACCTTTTGCAACTCCAGTAGCGGTTGATGCGGCAGTTACTTCAGCACCATCGAAACGGCCAACCATCCAAATGTTGTCGTTGTTATCTTGTACAAAAACAATTAAACGATTTTTAGCAACCAACTCCAATTGCTTTCTACGTGCAGCAGTCAATTTGAAGAATGTAGCGGTAACGGTTTGAGTGTAGAAAATAGTTCCATTCTCAACACTTGATGCTACCTCTTCGGTAAAGCTTCCCGTGTGCTTTGGACAAATGTATTTATAGATGGTTGCAGTTGGCAATCCATTAACTTCTTCAGCACCATCAATACTGATATTAGTTAAAAAATCAGCGTGTTGCTGCAAGTAGATTGCTTTAATTCCACCGATTGTATCTTTACAATCAAGGTTGAATCCTGCGGTTAATTCACAAGCCATATTATTATATTTTTTTATTAGTTAAAATAAAGGGAAGGCAGACCTAACCACCTTCCCTATTACTTGTGGTTAATTAAGAATTAGAACCGAAAACTACGTCTTGGTAAACACCAACTTGAACTCCTACACGGAATCTCATTGCCATACGTACGTTGTCAGATGCATCAGTCAAAGACATATCAACTACTCTTACTTCAGCGAAATCAGAGTTAGCATCTACACCTACAAACAAGTTAGAAGGTTGTGCAGCAATTACAGTTCCGTTGCTCATTCCGGGGCAAACATAAATGTCATATCCATTGAACTGCAAGTTGAAGCTATCAGAAGCTTGGAACATTTGCAAATATCCATCAGCAGCAACTGCTTGGCGATAGAACTGGGCAGTAGCACGGTTCATATACAACTTTGTTTCAGTTGAACCAATCAAAGCAACTGGTAAATTGTCAATTACTTCATTCAAGTTATCGATTACAGTACCAACTGCCATTGCACCTGCATTCCAAGTGAAGTTAGCATACGTACCTGCAGTAGCGTTAATCTTCTTTTCGAAGCCATCAAATGCAGGATAAGTTCCACTTGGAGCGTTACCTTGCCAAATTGTGTACTCGATGTTTTCAGCAACTTTCGCAGCTGCATATCCAATCAAGAAATCATTGAAGTTAGCAGGAACTACATCATTGATGAATCCACGACCAGTAGCAGCAGCTTCCCAGTCACGTGCAAATTCAGCTTTGCACAATTCCAAGTTTACTTTCAAATCAGATACCGTCAAAACTGACTCATCCAAGTTCAAAGATCCTGCTTCAGAAAAGTTGCAAGATGCAGCTTGAACCAATGAAGCTGCGTTTGACAACTTTTTCAATACTGCCTTGTATTTTACACCCTCTTTAAGAGTAACGTATCCTTTTGCCAATGTATCCCCTGAAAGGATGGCAGCGTTGATGTACGGTAACGCTAATTCACCTGCGTAGGTTGAACTGTTAATAGTTAAGCTATCAGCCATTTTTTTCTTTTTTTATTTTTATTTGTACTTATTTATGATTGAGAAGATTCTGTTTTTAGAATCCATTTTAGCCAAGTTGATTGGCTCACTTTTCGCAACTGAAGTAGACTTCTTAACGCTATCAACTGCGGGTTGCTTTGACATCTTTTCGATTGTAGATGAAAGAGTTTCTTTCTCTGCATTCAAGGCAGCAATCTTCGCTTCAAAAGCTTCAACCAATGAATTGATAGTGCTTTCAAATTCTTCTTTGCTTACACCTTCAAAAGCTGCTTGCTTTTCTTCTTCAATTTCGATTTCAACCTTTGGCTCTTCTTCCATTGGTTCTTTGATTTCTGTGATTACACCACTTGCAACCACGATAACTTTTCCTTCAGCAGTTGTATGCTCTCCATCAGGTGCAGGAACTGGATTACCATCCATATCCATAATGAATAACTCGCTACCAACTGCGAATTCAGCATCGGGAGAATATACTTCCGTGCCATCAGCTAAAATAGCCATTGCCATTTGAGCCTCTTTTGTGATTTCCCCTTCTGCTGAAAGTTGAATACCAAAGGCCTTCAATCTATCTGCGTATTTGGAAACGATTTCACTTACTTTGTTCATATCTATGTTTTACTTTTTCTTTCATTAAGTAGCAAAACACCTAATTTTGTTCCCGTTGTAATGTGTTTTTTTAGTTTGTTTTAGTTCGGTTTCACAAGAAAGCCCCCCAAACGTGGAGGGCTTTTTTGTCGGGTAAATAATACACCTGCACTGGTGTAATCGTTACAAGCCGCTTAACTCGTTTTCAAGTTCTTTCATTATCTTTTCGATTTCCTGCTGAGTCATATACTCATCGCTGATTTCAGTAAAGAATCCCTCCAATGAAAAGCCTTTGACATCACCTTGCTTAATGGATTGCCACACTTCATCGTTGTCTATTTTCATCCCAATGCACCACGTACCTTCGGGGAAAGAGAATCCAAAGTTTTGGCTCTTATCGTGCTGACCTTCAACTATCCAAGACTCCACAACCGTGCATCCAACAACTGGAATTTCGTGTTCAAGATTTGAGT